TATTGGTTGATCGCGCTGTTTTTGTTCTTCCTAGAACGAGAAGCTATAGTTGATATAATGATGTTAGTACTTACCATCACACTAAAAGCTCTAGACTAGTCTTTTTTTAATTGATCAGCAGTTTTCTTCAACCGTCTCCCGGTTTTCTTATCTTTATAAACAATTAACCTACCGGGCATGTTTTTACCACCTTTACCATCGCTAATTTTAGGTAATTTTTCAACAGATTCGACGTCCCCTTCACTCCCTACATGTTTACAATCCGGGTTTATGTTTTTGACATGATCTCCACGGTGTACATCTCTAGCCATCACCTCAGCAACATACTGTCTGAACGTGATGGGCTTCATTTAACTACCTGACGACATGTAATTGGTGGTGTAACTACCACCCTTTGCACCGGCAACATCCTTCACTGGTAAAGTGTGGTCAGTATCTTTCAACTTCCCGGTGCCATCATCCGCTTTGAGCGTTTGATTTTCCGGACTATCAGCAACTTCATCTTCATTCAATGATTCCACCGGTTCTGGCTTTATAGTGACCCTCTCCGGACCTCTCCAACTGTCCGGAATAGGAGCTTCCGCTCGATTTCCAGTTGTAGCTAGAACTTCACATAAATTTGCCGGAATTTCCACTTTAGAATGTGGGCATTGTAACCCAGGCGCTAACTCTCGAGCGATAATCGCCCGAATATCATCATCTCCACCAGAGACCCCATCAACAAACAAATTCAAATCACCATCATGCAATTCTTTAACTATTTGTTTAACATTTTCCGGTTGTGATTTAAACCATTCACTAGACAGTATATTTTCTGTAAATTTTACTCGGTCACCTGGTACAACACCACCGGATCTCTCTCTGTTATGTGGAATTCGAAACTGTGTGGATTCATCTACCACTTCAAAACGTTTCATTTCTCTTTGGAAGGATTCATTGAACTTGTTACTCATAGTGAAATTATTTATTCTAAACAACCGGATTTAACACTCCCAAACATTGTTAATTAAGTTCGTTCAATAAATAATAGTATGGCGATCAATATAACTTCATTGCAACCCGGTAAAAATAACAGTAAACTAACGGATTCTGACGCTACGTTTAGAGATGTAGGGTTCGACTTCAATCTAGTTACTACAGGTGGTAGTAATCAGTTGTTTTCTAAGTCATCTCGCAAGGATCTAGGTGTTGATACAGATTACAAGGCAATAGACAATAGTTTAAACAACATATTCAACACTGCCCCGGGTCAAAAAATTCTCAACCCCCGGTTTGGTGCTGATCTAAAAAGGTATTTGTTCCAACCAGTTACAGAAGAAACAGCTCAGTTACTGGGAGAGGTTATTATGAAATCAATAGAGCTATACGAGCCTAGAATAACTGTAAATGAACTATTTATCAAAGCCTTCCCGGATGAACATCTGTATACAATCGATATATATTGTTCAATACCAGCGCTGAGAAACAAAAACTATAAATTTTCTACAAACCTTACCGACGCCGGTACAACCGCTTCATATTAATGAGTACATACAGACCAAATAATGATCAATTAGAGTTTACATTACCAAAACAAGGATATGCTGCATTTGACGCGGCTAGTTTGAAAGAGTTACTAGTAGATCGTCTCAGCGCCAACCCAGTTTTTACTGATCAAAACTACGAAGGTAGTAACTTGAACGCATTTGTCGATGTGATTAGTTACGCTTATCATGTTTTATTGTTTTATTTGAATGAAACGAGTAATGAGTCAATGTTTTCTGAATCTCAAATTTATGAAAATATAAACCGTATTGTAAAAACACTAGATTACAAACCTGTAGGATCGCAGAGCCCTGTACTGACCATACAAGCTGAAGCGACTGATCAACTAATACCAGGTACATTCACAATACCTAGATACTCGTACATTGATATAGGCGGGTTTAGATACAGCTTCAACCAAGACATAACATTTGTTAAAACTGGTCCGGATTCTCAACTATTGAAACAGATATCCGACAACACTTTGTTGTACCAGGGATCGTACAAAGAATATCCCGTGTATGAAGCTTCTGGAGAGCCGAACGAGGTACTGACACTAGTACCAGGGGAGAATCAATCAATTGACCACTTCAATATTGATGTATATGTACAAGAAGGTGGTGCAGATGGCGCATATCATAAGTACGAGTCAACAACTAGTATGATGTTTGAACGACCCACATCAAAATCATATGAGATACGACTCAACGAGAACAAGAGATACGAAATAAAATTTGGTAATGATGTAAATGGGAGACAGTTGAACCAAGGTGATAAAGTCATGCTATACTACTTAGTAACACAAGGAAGTGTAGCGGAAGTTGATGCTAATGACGCGATAAATAAGTCAATTGTGTTACTAAACACAGATCAATTTGAAAATCTAAAAAACAGTACCAACATCAAAGGAGATGGAGTTGTTTACATGTCACAATCAGACGGGGACAAGGTGTTGATTAGCAATCAAGAACCTAGCTCTAAATACTACGAAGGTGAATCGGTTCAAGAGATAAGAAACAACGCCCCGGCAACATTTTCTTCACAATATAGACTAGTGAGCTTGAATGATTATGAAAGTTACATACGTACAAACTTTAGTAATTTTATATCAGATGTCCGCGTGGTGAATAATGACACGTATATGGACACACATCTTAGATATTATTATGATATAGGACTGAAAAACCCTAGTTTGGAAAGCCGTATACTATATAATCAAGTTCAATTCAGCTCTAGTTGCAACTTTAACAATGTATATCTATATTGCGTACCTAGATTAGAAAAAACAACTTCGCTAACAAAGCGTAACAATTTTTTAACATCTGCCCAAAAGGAAATAATGATAAATCAAATGAATAAGACCAAAAGTATAACATGTTCACCGATAGTGATGGATCCTGTATATGTGTCTGTCGATATTGGTTACAGAGACACTGGAGAGTCACTGTCCCCTGCTACTGCTGAAAATAGTAGATTGTTAATTGTACAGGAAGATACAAGCCGGGCGAATAGTAACGATATAATTCAAAAGATTGTTACAATATTCAAAAGTTATTTTGATACAACAACAGCTAAGATAGGGATGAATATAGATATCGCTAGTTTAACCAATCAAATACTAAATGTACAAGGAGTTAACACCTTTTACACGTATAGAATAGACGCGGATAATAGTTATGTCGAAGGTTTGTCCATGATGGTATGGAACTCTGTATACATTAGTGACATAATTCAAACAACGCAAAATATTCAATTGCCGGTGTTTAAATTTCCATTTTTTGACAATGTAGATTTACTAGGCCAAAAAATGATTGTGAGCAGAACCAGCGACGCATCAACAATTTTGACCGCCAACCAATCCGGTTCAGTATCAGTGTCAAATACAAATGTGATAGACACATCACGCTCTAGCGACGATGTATCAACCTCTACCACATCATATCAAGACCCAGGTTCTGAAACAAACATAGCATACTAACATGAGTTTGTCCGCAGACATACAATATACTGTCATCGCAGCTGACAATGTGTACACGAACCGACTGACCCCCGTCAGCGCCGTGCCATGGCCTAATCGATTTGAACCTACATTAACATTACCATACACAACCACTCAGTTCAACCCGGAAAATATAATATGGGACTTTGGAGATGGTAATACTTTCACCGGTGTGTCAGCTGAACATGTATATTCTTGGCCCGGTCAATACGACATAACTCTAACAGTTGTAAATGAAGCAGGAGAACCGGTGAAATCAACCCAGGTAGAAACTGTCAATGTACAAGATTTCATCCCCACACATATGCAATTTCGACAACTTCCGGATGTTGTGGACATCCCAGCTAGCCGGCTAGCAAATCCAATAACTGTAGATTTCATGCTGAGCTGGCAAAATTATACTCAACAAAATCGCCCAGCACCACAGTGTGATGATCAGCAGCAACATTTCATGAATGTAGGTAAGACACCCAGTACATGGATGTGCGGAGAGTCGCACCATACTACTACTATCTCACCACCGATATATACATTCAACTTATATGCTAGTGGATCTGATGCAAAGCCCTTGAATTTAGAAGAGTATAAAACGGACAAATATGGTCATTTAGATCTTGACTGGTCATTTTATAGCGCTACTCCAACATTGTCTACAGTACCGATAACTTCAATTGACGTATCTATATATGATTCCGTCACAGGTTCTCCCGGAGATTTAAACACATATGAACTATTATATTATAAACCAGCAGATGATAATGAATATATAAGAACTACATCTAATGACACGGGAGCTGTTTTTGTAGGTCTCTCTGGTAATTCATCATTCTATTATCGAGATGATGTAACAAAATGCCCGTCAAGCCGGGATGTACCACTACTTGTAAGTGTGGAGCTGGACGAGCACAAGCTACATGACAAACTGACAACAAACCACAAAAACAACACACTCATAAAGTATAGAAACTCCAAACCGCTAGTCGCTAACAATATAAAACCTCGAGTTAATGAAGCCATAAAACTCAATATCACCAGTACTGGTATCAACAACTTTACTATCAACAGAAATAAGTGGGAACATTCAGAAATACACTTCACCGTCACCGTACAGGACGCGTTTGGTTTCAACATATTAGATTTTGCCAATTTCGATACTGGTTTTGAATTAGGATTGGTGAATACAACTACCGGTTTACCAGTTCCAGTGAGCGGAGACAACTATTGTATAACCACAATTGACGACCAACAACTAGGACATTACAAAGGAACGTTGTTTTACAACGGAACAGCTGAGAATGTGCAATTAACAGCCAGTTTAGATTACACACAACTGAGCGGCTACAAGACTGATGCTATTGTCGGTTGGTTGAACAACTATAGACAGGACAATGGTGGTGGTGAATATGGTAGTATATATCGATATTATTATGGTGACCAAGTAATGTATGACGGAACTGTATTGTCAGACAACATATCAACATCTTATGCTGGTCAGGGATTTACAGTCGAGACCAACGGAATCATTTCTGATATGATAGTACTTTTCGCCGGGCAAGACTTAACTACCCCACCACGAATAGAAGTGCAAGACCCGCAAGGTGATGGTGCTGTATTGGCGCCTAGATTCAACGCTGGTTCCGGTTCAATAACAGATGTCGTTGTTTTATCCGGAGGGAAGGCATACACAACCACCCCCACAATATATTTCACCGCGAATAATGAAGCAACGTTACCAAATGCTTCTGCGGTTGTGGATTTCAACTACCAATTGAAAAACATCGCAGTAGCTCCACCTAGCGATACCAGACCAGACTCTATAATATGGTCGTTAGAAAGTGGCACCACACCTCGATTAATACAAATAGATGCCAAAGGAGTTTTACTCACTAGTGAAGCGTTATCTGGAATAACAACCAATCCCGGGAATCCAAATGACATAGCAATAGACAACAATGATGATGTGTTTGTATGTACAGAAAACAAAGTGGTACGTATTGACCCATCCGATCGTGAATTGGTCGGGGTGTACTGGTCTAGAACCCTAGGAATTGACACCTCTCCCGGACCTTCTTGTATAGAAGTTGATAAAACAAGTGTATATATATGTGACGAGACCGTGGTCACAAAAATAAACAAATACACAACCGCAAACATACAAGGTACCGCTACTCTCCCAGGAAATGGTACAAGAATGTTATTACTCTCAAATGGTACATTGAATGTTTTGACAGGGACCACACCACCTACAGTACAACAAATTGATGTTTCTAATATGAATATCAACAGATCGATCCAGCTACCTGTTGGTACATACAACGCATTGACAACAACAACAGATGGAAATATTTACACAGTAAGAGATAGTAGATATCTACATAAAATTACTGCGACTGGTGATGTGTCAACGGTGTGGGATTTCGGCACCGTTGCTGTGGTTACCAGTGTATGTGGTGATAGTAGGGGGTTCATATGGGCTCCGGATGATTACAACAGATACATCTGGATGGTTGATGTGATTACAACAAAAACACTAACTATTAACAATGACCCGACAACATTAAAGGTAGACATGGTCAACTACAATTTGTACCCAACACCTAACGATGGTGATATTGCGAATCAGACCATGCGAGCTATTGGTGATTGGACTGGATTCCACTGGCTACAAAAATTTGGTTACATACCTGGTGAGAAAAAAGTACTCACCGGCGAATCTTCAACATTCAACATACACTCTAAACAAGGTACATACAACATCCGGAAATTCAACGAAGATCATGACCCAGGATCCACTATCAAGTCATACGCTCTACAACCATGGTTAAATGATCAATATAATTTGTTTGATGAGGCGTTACCCAGTATGATAGGTAACAGCAATTCCGCACCAACAGAATTAGGTAAGACAATATACGAAAAAATTGCAAATTTTGCCAATAACAATTCAGATCTAGATGAGTGTAATATTGACATAATACATAACCAAACACTCATGTATGACATGGAGATACAAATGTACAATTTACAATACCCACCAACCTTCAAACGATTGATGGATATGTGCAGCATCAAACAAACAAAACTGTACGGGACATTTGATTACACAACTGAAACATTTGACATGTATACCAATTATACAAACAAAGACACAAGAGAAAATTTAGGAGAAGTACTAAATTTCTCTGACCACATGCTCACTCCCGGAGAAACAATTGTGGCTTATGAAAAATTTTCTAAAATATACACACCAATAACAATTACACCACCCATGTCTGGTGTAATTGACAATAACGATAACATAGTGGAGACTGGGCTAGACACAAACTTGGTCAGTTCCGATACCCAGCAGTATCCACTATCATCATACACCTCAACATGGGGTTGGAGACTAGTAGCTCCATTGACCATTTCTGGAAAGGAAATTTTAAACTATTATAGCTTTTATACATACAACTCTTCAACTACTGCAAATCAAGTGGAAGGTGTGATACACTGGAACAATCCGGACACCACACTCACCCCGGAAACTAGCACATATGAATCATGGAGTGAAGATACTGGTGTGTTGGACAACATATTAGAACACCAACTACGAACCGGTCTCGGTCTTTTCGCTGATGTTGACACACACACCAGTACAAATACTGGTTGTACACTAACCGCTGGGTAGCTAAATAACTAAGTGCCTGTATCACTTAACACAACTGTAGTCATACCGTTCATGGATACCTGTAAATACAGGAGACGTAATTTGTTGTATATATTGAAACATATCTCGCAGATTGACAAACCGGTATATGTAGCAGAGCAACTACCATGTGGTAATGTAAGTAGGTTGAAATTACCAGCTAATGTGAAACATGTACCATGCAACATACAACAAGAATTATTCTGTAAAAATTATATAATTGAACAATTCATATCACAAATAAACACCACCCATCTATGGGTAAATGATGCTGATTGTTTTTTAGATTATCAAAAAGCTATAAATCAATTCGCTGATGAGGATTATTATCAACCCTTCCATACATGCAAAGATTTAAATGAAACTCAGACCCAACAACTAGTAACACAACATCAAATCTCATCAGACATGTTACATGATAACATGAGTGACGATAGACGAATCCGAATGTACGGCGCGCAATCGTATATCATAAACTTGAACAAATTCAAACAAATTGGCAGTTTCAATACAAGTTATATCGGCTATGGATATGAAGATTATGACATGTTCTCACAGGTTCAAAGCCATGGCATTAAAATAAACAGTAACATATCAGCAGTACATATGTGGCACCCACCAAACAAGCAAAATCTCAAACATAACAAAGAGTTGTTTGAAAAAAAAGGTCTGACCAAATATGATATATTAGGTAAAGTCAAAGAGATGTATACAACCCTGCCTGCAACCAATCGCTAAACATACACATACAATTAAATATTAATGTAGATGACCACATCCAAGACAAGATACTATACGAGCAGTGATACAACACTGAACGCGTCTCAAAACTCACCGTTGAGTTATGTGGATTGGTTACAATACGAGCCGACATTCGATCGAGCTACTGCTTTTGAAGAATATACAAAATATCTAAACGAGTGGTACAAAGCCAAGGGTATAGACTCTGCTGTTGCTCAACAGCAATATGTGAAAAATATATATACAGAATTGTTAAAACAAGTCGCCTTGGAGTATACCACTCCAGATGAAAAGAGATTCTTAGAAAATATCGACTACAACGACAAGAATGATTTAGACATCGCATTACCATTCTTCGCTAAAAAATTGAAGCAAATCGCTATATATTATGCAAGTCAACGTGACGAGCTAAAATATTCAACACTCAAATCCAATTTGAAGGGTAGTAGTTATGGGTTGAATCAGATTATATATAAACAAATATCCGAACTAGTCAAATATGACCCAGTTGTAGTAACACAGCTAGCTGACATAGGGTTGACCCCACAAGATGTGCTAAACAACTTGCGAGTTGACTCGCAAGAATTGTACGACACGGAACAAAATTACTTCAACGTACCCAATAGCGCTAAAGCTGGTGAATATACTAGCGAAACAACAAGACGGTACAATTATTTTGATGCATCTATAATACCAGACCGTGCGAAAATGTTTCTACAAGACACTTTCAACGAAACTATTATTGAAACAATCCGCGATGTACCGGTGTTGATGACATCTGGTATAGATAACGTGACAATGTCAGATACAAAACAGCTCACCATGGCTGATGATGTGAAGCTCGCGATAACAGATATAATAACAGGTACTGAATTGGACCGGTTGAATGACCAAGACTTTTTAGCATATACCAACACCGATAATAATTCTGATTTAAACATAACATATGAACAACTCGCATTTCAAAAATATTCCGGTACTGATTATTACTATCTAAGTACAGGTGATACATTGAACGAGGTGGTTAGCGGACGTCTGTTCTCTGCTGCAAACCCACATCGAGAAATACTTAACAGATTTTACCCTACTATTGTACCGACTCAGGGTGAAAACGTGTATAGAGAAGAGTATCTAGGTGGATTTTTCACCACAACAGGTATAGGGTTACAAACATATACAACTTTAGATTTCACATACTACTACACCCCAGCACAAACAAATACAACATACTATTTTCCGGACCCGAATGTTGGGGCCAAGGGATTTTTTGGATCAGCTGTCCGGTTTGACACCGTGGTTGAGTATTATGAGAATGTGAACTGGCAGAAACAAGGAGTTACAAATCAATACAATTATGGATTACAAAGACAGTTAAGAAACATAACAAAATTTACCCCATATCAATCAATAGATGAAACAACAGGTACTTCAACAGGTGTATTTCGCCATGATGACAAGTTTGACTTTTGGAATGCCTCTGGTAACAACACATGGGAAAATGTTGATGTATATCCATTGAATGAAGATAGTACACAACCTTTGCAAGCTAGACAAGACGAGCTCGTTGCCGGAGAGCAGGTAATATATAACTGGAAAACAGATTTGTACGGTAACAATTACGCTTTGGTTAAGGAAAATCTCCGGCCTTTGGTTCCAGTTCCAGTCAACACAAACAGTGATATATATCAAACAGAACTTATACAATATAGCTCACAAGATTACGCTTCTAGAGGTACAAACACCAATTTAATTGATGGTAGTTTCCATGAAAATAAAAACTTAACAGAACAACAGCATGTATACGGCACACTGCACATAAAAAATAACAGCTCCACCGGTACCGAGCAATTGACCAGCCAATCAATCTCTGGTATATACTCAAAATACACATCCACCGGTGATATACAATATCGTGACACTACAATTACTATAAACGACATTGCTAATGAGCTAGAAAATCAATTGACAGATTTTGATATTGTATATGATAATATAATATTTGAAACACCCAATTACATAGTGTTTGAAAAAATACAATATGATTACAGCACCGGGGAGATCACAAGTGGTCACAAAAATTTTGCGTTTATATACAAGAACTACCATGGTCATAAATATGAGCAGTGTAGTAACTGGTGGTTTGATGAAGCAAACGAAAGATTCGTTGTGGCTAAAACCACAATCCACCCCACCCTGTCTGCATCTACAGACAAAATGATATACCCAGAAATATATGTATACGATCCTAAACAATTCCAAGTAAACAAAGTATATCCGGATAATGATTATACAGTAGATCAGTTAATATATGAAACATCACAATTCTCGCTATCTGCAATAAACAATTATAACATAGTGGATGTTACAGATGTAAAACCACCGAAACTGACATACAATCAAGAATCAGAGCGCTACACGTTGATGCAGCTAGGAAAAGATGCATCTGAAAACATGTACTTGTTAAAAAATGATTTTTTAATGTATGACAACACAGTAGATGGTGTCAAACCTAGCATATACAAGAATCAATATACAATATACACAGTAAACCCACACAATGAAGACATAAGAAACGGTTTTTTCGCGGAAACAAACCCGGATCTGTACTATATCAACTACAGCAAATATACATTTTATCATGACACCGATCGTCAGCTGCTGTTCATGGGCAGCGTGTCATTGAGTGGTGACCCAGCACCACCAGACATAAGCGGAACAGTGAAACCATCTGGATGTGTCTGGATACATGGTACATTACCACAAAACATGCAAACAGAACGTGATATCACGATGTGCTTTGATTTCATGACCTGCGGTTATAAAAATTCCCCGGGCAAAAAGCCACATGGATTGAGTGTTGTGTTTTTCAACGCTCGAGTGATTGACATTGTGAATACCGACATCGGTGCTTCTGAACCACAATACGAAATTGTCGATGATGGTGGTTTAGGACCAGCATTTGGATATTTAGATGATATCACTCATGGTACCGGGTCATACCCTAGCCTTTCAGGTCTTGATTCCGGACATGCATGTGTAGCGCTTGATGTTGTTGGTCAGATAGGTAACGACACCACAGTATCCTCAAACAACATAACAATTTTCGGTCCATATGAAACAACAAACTCTTTCAAATCCACTACCGTGCTGGACCCTGAAGAGTTCAACATGTATAGCGACATTGATCTATATGATGATTATGTGGATCTACCATTCATCCGATGCAAGGTTACTTTGACAGATGTGGGTAGAAAGATAACCGTACACATGAAAAATCTGAACTCAGACCAGGAATATCAACTGGTCAAAGAACTAGACCTCCCGGATTTATTTGAACCTAGCAGAGTCACTCACTCCGGACAGAAATACAAGTGTATGCTCACACACATATCGACTACTTCCGACCCCACAACTGACACTCGAGTGTTATACAGTGGGGCAGTTTACAGATGCTTACGAGACCATGAAAGTAGAACTGCCGCGGAGGAAAAAACACCAGATGTAGACACACGGTACTGGACGCTAGACGAAGATTGGACCACGGTCAACTCACCCCCAGCTGCATGGATTAATGGAGGTACATACACCACTAGCAAATGGATACTAGATAACAATTTCACAGGTGTAGCTGCAGCATGGTCACAGTCCAAAAAATATACACAACTATACATTCAACCTGATCGTGTCAAAGCGGCATTGATCTCTCACAAAACCGCAGCAAATGATGGTCTGGTGGTGATCAAGAACATAACTGTCACTGGAGCCGGTAACAACGTTTGATATGAAACCTATAGTGCTACCAGCATACAATGTGACACTGATTCACGACCTTCAACCTGGCAGTGGGGTATCAACCACACAGACATACGATCCTATATTGTTAAAAGGACCTCATAAAATCAACTTCACAATGAACGGTGGTGTGGAACTAGCAAAACTAGTTTACAATTTTGATTACACAAAGCAATGCGGCACCACAACTCAACCTGCCAGTAGCGAGGTCATCATTGAACCAGAGTCTGAATCATACAGCTCATCCCTGCTCATAGACCCAGGCTCTATAAGTTTTGATACAGATGTGTACCCAGACAAGTATGCATATAGAAACACCTTTTACCCGGGGATAACTACAATTGACAGAGAGTTCAATGTAGTGGTGCACCAGCTCGAGATAACAATCGCGCAACCATCATTCAATCAATTTGTTGGTGATTGTGACCTGATTGATGTGAGAACATTTACCAACCTAGAAGGAAAACGAGGCAAAGCCGTTATTTTGGTTGAGGACAAAAGCAACCAGTGGCTAGTCCCGGTGACCCTGTTTGGAGAACGTGAATATACGAGCTCCATAGAGCTTGGTGATGCCATGTTCGGTCAAATAAAATTCAACATATGCATGAGCCGCGCTCCTTATGACAATGTGAAGCCAGATGGTACTGAAATTTCAACAACAACTGACAATTTCACCGCGGACACAGTGTTTTTAGGTAACACCAAAGCTGGTACTTATGAAGCGGAAGGATATCCACTGGCTGTCCGGGATGAATTTTCCATAAAGAATACAGGTGCGTATCTATTAGAAGTGACCGGGGTGACTGTACCCTCATTACCATTTTCTATGAACGGTGCTGACCTGGAAGGTCAATACTCACCAGTGGATAGTGATTGTTTGAGCGAGAAATCAACATATGTTTACTTCTCACCACCAGACATTATAAATACTGCAAATGCTGGTGGACAAAATTTTTCCGCAACGTGGACTGATAGTATAATAATACAAAACACCAGCGCCAACACCCCGGAAATTGAAATTGAACTTATAGGCATAGCCAAATCTGCATTTTTGGAGATTGATGGCCTAGGCAACTCCGGTGACCCGGTGTTGTTTGAAACTACCCTGCTTGGAGACACCAGCGTGAGTCCAATAACCATAGTGAACAATGGCAGTTGCCCGGTGAAAATATTTGACATAGAATATGCAGATGACGCAGAAATTATACCCAGTGACATCACGTTTCCGTTCGTGTTGTTACCGAGTGAATCTCGTTCTATAAACGCTTTGTATCGACCAACCACATACGATGCAGCATTGACTGCGCGGGATGATTTTTACACTGAAATATCAACAACTACTGCCGCATGGACTTTCCGGAGCAACGCGTTCAATGGTATAACCAAAGCAGCAGAGCTGTCAGGAGAGGTGTACACAACAACTACCACTACCACAACCACCACTACCACTACCACAACCACCACAACCACCACAACCACAACCACAACCACGCAAAGCACAACGTCCACAACCACAACCACCACAACCACAACCACCACAACCACATGTCCGCCGATCCAAGAAGATGTGTATGTCAAATGGCAGAGCCGCCCGGTGTATGTTGTGGAAGGTACCACTGCTTCTGTCACTATCATAAGAGATCCGCGAAGTACATACCAAGGTGCATTTTTATTCGACTATGTTTTGAACGAAACCGGCAGCGCCACCGAAGGTGTCGATTATCCTGCAGCATCCGGTACTGAATGGTTTCCACCAAACACAATAACCAAGACGATAAATGTTGTAACTACATCCGATGGTGGGGTTACAATAAATGGTGTCGATGTGGTGCTGTCTGGTTTGGAAACTGCAGAATATTTTGAAATATTATTATCTAATATACAACCTACCGATGTGTCTGGTTCAAATGCCGGTGTATATCCACAGACTTGTATAGATAGTTACTTTTTAACTGATCAATATCCTTCCGGTATATTGTCTGACATATCACCATCACCCCGGGTGCCAATACCAATTGTGATATTGGATAGCCCTCAGACTTCTTCGACATCGTACTCGTTAGGTGGTGGGTGCACTCTGCAAAATGTTCTTGCTGACATGCAGTGTACTGACAGTACAAACACACTTGTGATTGATGAGGTACAGTCAACCGAACCGGCTGTATTATTGGAGGTTTGGAATTCCAACACAGGTGAGTTGATACAAACTGTACCGGTGGCTAATCTCCCGGTGGAAATTGACGTGACAGATCACTTCACAGATGCCGGCTATTTGCACATATTGTACCAAACATGCGGTTGCTGTTTGGAACTAGAATATGCATGTGGGTGTGAAATTATTGATGTGACCGGTGAACTTGTTTGTTGTGAGATACAACAAATACTTGGAGAACTAACATGTTGTGAGATAACAAATGTGGAAGGTAGACTAGAATGCTCATAACGTTGGTAAAACTAAAATTTGTGAATAAATAAACGTATAGTGTCATGGCCTGTAGCAATTGTAGTGTAATAATATCAAATATTCAAGGAACTCCCACCAATTACAAGGTGAGGTTTATAACCGGGAGCCCGGATGTTACGGTGGACGGTACACAGGTGAACCCTATATTTGAAAACATAAGCAAATCAGATATAAACAATGGATTAGAGATATATGTTGGTGGTCCTAATGATGGAACTGCATATGCACAATTTTGGAATGGTAACGACATAACAATCCGGTTTGAAAACTATTTCAATTCAGAATGTTACAGAGATTTCACAGTGACTTGCGTACCAGAAGTGGCTTCAACCACAACCGCTGCTGCAGATTGTTGTTTGGAAACACAATGGAAGCTGGCAACTCATGGATTTTTTGTTGTTGGTCACGACAGAACCGCGAATGTACCGTACGATTCATCTCCACTATATGGAGTCACAACAACCGGTTTCGCTCCTGGAGAATCTCCAAATGCATACATACAGACATTAAATCCGAGTGGAGAAGCTATAGACTCTGAAATTTTCGGTCAGTCATATTCCGGAGGTAGATTGTGTTTTGATCCTATCGAACCAAACCCCGCTGTCACCATCCCGCCAGTGTCATGGAACATCCGGTTGAAAAATGGTACAACATATGTGGATGCATATGGAGATTCAACTGGAGCCACTCAATCCAATTTGGTGGGTTACAGAATCACTCCTGCAGGTGGTGTTGGAGGCATTCAGATGACCAGAGCATTTGCAGTTTCTACAGACAACAAAGTGACATATGTGGATCCAAATGGTAATTGTTACACCGGTAACCTATTATCTAGTGGAGGTTTAACAGATTTACATTTAACAGCATGATAATATATCAGAAAAAGGGACAGTATCAACGTTACATCGGATGGTATGGTATGTGCGATGAGAATGGCACCCCGGCTGATGTATCCACTAGCTCCACCGCTGGTGACATAGACGCGCCATGTCAAACTTTCAATCTGCACACCGGTCGTTACGAAACTTCACTGGATAACCCGATAGGTGAAATGCCTCAATGGCAGTTTGAGAATGAAGATGATGGTGGATTCCGAGAACATATCTTGAGAGTTCAGAATGTGTCAGCAGAAGCCATACGATTAGTGTATTTCAACATGGAGAACTGGATCAGTTTGTACAATGATTTTGTAGGTTCTCTGGGCGCTGCCGGGGCTCGAGAGTTGGTAGACGAAATAGCCGTTTACGAAGGTTTGAGTACAGGTGTGGTGCATGATTTTCTCCGCATGTATTGCGGAAAAGCATATTCCATACTGGTGAAACCAGCAGATGAAACCGGATATAGCAACGGTGATGTGGTTAGAACATTCAACATGCCGGAGTTCTATTACAGAACAGTCAGTGGTACAGGTACCACCTATCGTCTCACCAGCGCATGCTGCTATTGATCTTGATTTACTAATCATTAAGACATAAGTAACTGTATGAAATTGACAGTAGGAATGTGTTGCTATGATGACTTTGATGGTGTGTGGTTCACTATACAGAGCATCAAGATGTATCATGCAGAGTGTATTGATGATATAAATTTTGTAATTGTAGATGGTAACCCCACCGGGAAACATGGCCAAGCATGTGAACAGCTGGTGAGTACACTGACCAACCGGCATGGTAACAATGGTTTGTATGTAAAAAACATATCACATCCTGGCACTGCTAGTCGCAATTATGTGTTTGAATATGCCAAAACTCCATATGTATTGTGTCTAGACAGCCATGTGCTGCTACAACCGGGTTCTCTGAAGAGGTTGATAGATTACTACGAAAACAATCCAGAATGTGATGATCTGTTGCAAGGCCCGTTGATTGATGATGATGGTAAGCTCTTCGCCACCCGGATGGACCCGGTGTGGGATTTCAATATGTATGGCAAATGGGTGTGTGACCCAAAACAAGCAAACGCAACTGACCCATACGAGGTTGAGATGATGGGTCTGGGCTGTTTTTCCTCTAGAAAACAAAGCTGGTTAGGTTTCAATAAAAATTTTCGAGGATTTGGTGGTGAAGAAGGTTACATACACAAAAAATACAAACAATCCGGTAACAAAACTTTGATTCTACCATGGTTGCAATGGAAGCATAGATTTCCACGACCTCATGGTGTACCTTATCGTAATGAATATACAGATCGAATCAAGAACTACATGATAGGCTGGGCAGAACTCGGATTAGACACACAGGAAATTGTAGATTATTATAGCAAACCAAACAAAACTCCTGGTCAAGAACGTGCAGGTATATCAAAAAAGGATCTGACCAACATGAAAGTACAGTATAAACATGTATCTAGAGATAATGAGTCAAATTCAATACAAACGGAACAAGAAAATGAACGTTTGAGATCCCGTGTGGTGGAACTTGAAATGAAATTAATGGAGATGATGTTATCTGGTGATCTACCTGACGATAACCATGAGATTGTGGAAGTGGATCTGGCCCGTGAGGATATTGACGAAATTCTCACCCAGCCTCGCAAGGACCCAAAAATTGGTAAAATTGAATCAAAATTTGCTGCTAGACTGGTACAAACTCCTGTAGAAGAAACCGCCCCGGTACCAGCCCCGGTTCAAAACAGTGACAATTGAGTTATAACTGTTAATCTTGTATAAATATCTTTGATGTCACAGCAAAGGTACATATATCCACCAAGCACAATTGAAGGTGCAGAAGCTCTTTACAGTTTTCCCAATCTAGGTGACGGGTTCACGACCATATCACAAGAACTTCTCCGTCGAGATCTTTCTAGTGATAGATCTATATTGGATAAAATAGATCTACCCCTCAAGAGCAAACAACTAGAGCTAGCTCCAAATGAATTAGCCACGAGTAATAGTATATTTAACATAATAGATGGTATAAACGAAAACTTTCTATATTTAAACACTAGAACATCGCTAGTATCCAACGTATTACCAGGAAACTACAGAGGATATTACACAAATGACAGCAGCATTCCCGGTCTACCAATCTTTCGCGAAAATACAATCAACACAACCGCGTATGTACCACCAACCGCTGTCGATACAAACAGTGGTAGTGTAGCTATAGATACAACAACTCCAAACATTTCCAGCACAACCGGTGGGGAATCGCTCAATGATTTAGTAGATGGTGTGTGGATTCGAGACAACACATCAATCACCAGGGACTATGTGTCTGCTGCTAATGAAAATTGGCACTATGGTTTTTTAGCCAATAAAAACAAATTAACCGTGGTGAAAATGTCCTCCAAACCGATAGATCAATCTGCTCCGGTTTACAACGAAAATGGTCAAATGGAAGGATCACAAGGCTGGTTGGTAATGAACTCATACGAAAATGTTGAAGAGCTGCCATCTGAAACCAATCAATTGACATACAACAACATAACCATGGTCAAGTCAAGTAAAACTAAAAAGCTGTATATATTGGATCGTGGAGTTCCCCGTACTGGTGTAACAAACATATCAACAAGTAGCCAGCGCAGTGTGATTTACCGGTATGATGTGTCTGGGTATTTGAACCGGGAGATAGAAAATCATGTACAGTACGATAAACGGCTATTGGTCAACACACTAGGAGATTTAAACACTATGAGCAATGAATCTGACATAGTTGACCCAGTAGCATTCACTGTTAAAGCAAACGATACAATGATTGTATATGATGAGCATGACTATACATTTAAAGAATTTGATACAGATAACAATTTTTTGAGTAAGCACCCAAAACGTAATATATTGTTCAGAGGGGCTCCGGGGGCTAATAAACAATATGTCGGAGTTAAGGATATACACTATGATACAGACGTACAACAACTGTATATATTGACACCTACTGGCGGTATTATGATACTGGATAACAATTATAAACTTGTAACATCAATACATATACCAAAAGACACGTCAAATCAATCTGTAAATATATCTAATAAAGATTTAGACCTAACATTTTATAAAACTGACCAATCCGGAGATCAAAAACATGAGCAATTCTTAGGTATAGAGTTTAGTGAAAATGAAGCAAATATATATTATGTAATAACAACACATCGAATAATTAAACGCTTCAAATCCCGGTCAGATTTAAATGTAGGTGTGTTCAACCTACTTGATGTAGGTGTAGGCATGTTGACACAACCAGTCACTAACCAAGCATACAGAGCATTACCAAAATTCATGAGTGTGCTTCAAGAAGCCAACGTACAGGTCAAACAATTTACTAATGATGCAGGTGAGGTAGTATATCAGGTTGATACTGAACGAAGTTATTCGTATGATCAAATATATGTATATACTGATTTTGTTGATACTCGAAAAAACTTGACAAAACAACCCCCTGCTGGTATGAACGAGCATTATATATTGAGTTTTAATGAAAAGATAAACATACGTTCTAATCTTTCCGATTCAGACTACTCTATATACAATCTAAGTGACACGAGCAGTTTATCATTCAAAGAATACAATAGCGATTATGTATATAACAAGCTATTTTACAAGATGTTATCAAATCATCTATGGTTGATAAACAAAATTAACTACAAGTTGACCTCCAGATACACCCCAACAGGCGTGCTCGTGTTCGACAAAAGGGAATATATCACCGAACGTGAGTATCGATCATTGCTGATAGACTTGGAGGACCCCGGATATTATGTCGGTACAAACGAGTATTTTACAACAGCTGTTCTCAACAGATGTTTCAAAAAAATTGTTGATATACAAGTAGCTCTCACCAAAGTGTTGAATACTAAGGTAAATAACACATGGCCATCACAAAATTTAAATGTCCCGGTGGAACCATACTTACATACCGACGGTTCAGAATTCATGGATATTGATGACAAGCCTTATTCCGGTTATTACTTTGTATACGAACAACCATCCGGTGATATTGTAGTATCTGGTAGAGATGAAACAGACGGTACAGTGATGTCAGATGGTAGTCCTTCATCAGACAGATTTTTAACAACATTAGAAACTTGATAACAACTACCTCAACCTATAAATAAACCTAGATGGCCACCGGAAATGACAGCACTTTTGGAAGACAGTTAATGTCTTACATACAATCTAAACTACCATACACTTCTAGTGACAACACAATAGAAAATGTAGATGAACTCAACCCTAAATACGAGCATTTCTTCAAAGCTGGTGCTCGTAGGACGGAATTGATACAGAAACACGCGGTCAGTACTGTAAAGATCGGTGAAGATGTACCTATGGGTGGTTTCAACATTGATAAGAAATATTTAGACTACATGTACGCCAACATTGACGTTGATAAGGATAAGAGAATCCGAGATTATCGCGTCATGGGTTCACATTCAGAAGTTGCTGATGCTTTGGATGAGATATGTGACGATTGTATTGTTGAAGATGATAATGGTAACATAATAAATTTAAACTTTGATGACAATAGAGATTTCAGTCCCAATGAACGTGAAACATTGTTTACTGAATTTGATAAGTTTATAGAAAATTATGAACTGGATGAAAAGGGCTGGGAATATTTTCGTAGCATACTGGTTGATGGTGAAGTATTCTTTGAGCATGTGGTACATGAAGATCATAAAGATGCCGGCATCCTAGGCATCATGAATGTACCTACTGAGTTGATGGACCCGGTGTATGACAATGTACAAAACACCATAGTCAAAGGTTATATTTTAAAGAAGCCTGTTTTAAACCCTCAGACAGGAGCATTAGACAAATTTGAGTTCATACCATTTGATAAAAATCAAATGACATATATTCACAGTGGGATTTGGAATCAAGACAAGTCGTTGAGATTACCTTTTATTGAGAATTGCAGAAGAGCGTACAGGCAATTATTATTGATGGAAGATGCCATTATAATTTATAGACTTGTCAGAGCTCCTGAGCGGTTAGTATTTAATGTAGATGTTGGAAAC